GAAAGCTTCGTGTCGTAACGATGCAATCCGCTCGCGTGAAGCGAGTCTTGACGCCTGTTCACAACGCCCTCTACGACCATCTGTCGTCCTTCGGATGGCTGGTTCGTGGGGATGTGAAGAAAGAAGATTTCTTGGCTGTCTTGCAAGACCGGCGAGAGGGAGAAGCTGTCATAAGTGGCGATTACGAATCCGCCACGGACAAAATCTACCTTGAAGCCGTTGATGTCATTATAGACGAGCTTTCGAAGGATGAAGGTTTGACGGGAGAAGAAAGAAAGGTTCTGAGAGGTTCTTTCCAACGCCTGCGTTGGAAAAACACCTGCACGGGAACCATACGCCCTATAAACAGAGGCAGCATGATGGGGAACTTGGTTAGCTTCCCACTTCTGTGTCTCTTGAATAAGGCGTGTTTCGATATCGCCAGCGATATCGGGCGGGGGAGCGGTGCCAACCGCGTCGGTCGGTTTAACGGCGATGACTGCTTGTTTGCAGGTGATCGAAAGTTCTTTTCCCTCTGGAAAGAGGTGACTGGAACTTTTGGACTTTGTGTCAATGTTGAGAAGACCGGCTACTCAAACATCTCGGCGGATTTGAACTCACAGAGGTTCTTTCTCCGTCGAGGCCAGTTGGCCCCGAAACCTGTCCTTTCGTTCTTTCGACCCTACAGGCAGGAGCCTGGATGTCTCTTGACAGAGGTACTCAATGGTTTGTCTACTTTTCGCGGTGAGGTCAAAAGCCTCGTCGTGAATTGTATGATGCGCCATGAGATAGCCGCGAGGCAGATTGACTTAACTAATCTGTCTAAGAGAGAATACCAGCTTTTCTGCAAGAAATCTTGGTTTCGCCGTGCCTTGACCGATGGGCCGGCCCCTACAATAAGGAAAGGTGTACGTCGTAGTGTTGAGATGGTTATCGGGCCTCCTCCCCGCCCGGAACTATACTCTGTTTTTGACACTATGGCGAAAGACATCGCGGGAGACATGGTCTCGGAATGGACGGGTAAGCCCGTTAAACCCGAAAGGGTGTCCATTGACTATGCCGCCTACCGCGAGAGATCTTCCCAGGCACCTTCCTATCAACCTCCTTCCTTCCGCGTTCTCCTGCGTGGGCCGAAAAAGTGGTCGTTTGTCTGGCCTAAACCAGTTTACGATTACTTTATGCGCTACGAAGACCGAGTATTTGTTTCCGAAAATGCTCGCCGATCACTGTGGATCGATGACCATCCTTGTCTCCATGTCACCATGGAACTTGTTCGGTCACGGTTTGTACGTGGATCAAGAAACTTCCGATCGTACTTCGGTCCCCCCGCATCACTTTCGCCCTGC